ATCGTTCTACTGTTGTTTTTCGAGGCATTAAAAAGCCGTCAGTTGGGACTTCTTGAGCGTTTCCAATGGTTACGAAAATCAATAAAAATAATAATAATAGTTTTTTCATTTTAATGTTTTTTATGGTATCATTCTTAAAATATAATCACCTGTGTGATACGTTTGTTTACTTACTAATCCACCTGCAAGTGCTGCGGCTGCATCTACATAGATCGCTGATGCAATTTCTGTTGGCGTTTGAGTTACAAAAGTTTCTAGGTATTCTTTATTTATAAGCACTTTATCAGATGCTGCTACTATATTAGCAACATCTCCAGTATAATTTATAATTCCACTAAAATCACTTTCAGTGGTTCCTTGATTATGTATGAATCTGAATTTTTTTCCAATTGCTTCCAGTTTAGTTTTCATGGCGGCAACATCAGAACCTGCTCCGCCTGCTAGGTAGGTAAGATCCCCCGTTACATTCAAGTCTGCGTCTGCGTGGTCTAAATCAAAATCCATGAAAATAACATTTGCACCTGTAATATTTCCTTTTTTTAAATTGAGAGTAGGATGCAGACCCTGAACATAGCCTGTAAAGTTTGGATTATTAATTTCAACATCTGCGGATTGCCCTCTAGTAACTCCATTAACGGTTAATGTTTCAGTTCCTAAAGCCTTGACACGGATTACTTGACCAATCAGAAAGGAGGTAGTACCACCTCCTGTTAAGTATGTTTTTAAATCCTGCGCATAAAGCGCCGCAGAATTAAAATTACCTGTTTTTTGAACGGTCATATCAACCCCTTTAGTGCCTGTTTCATTATCCGTGCCTGACCGAGTTATTGTCTGATGTGATCCGTGGAAGTAACCCGAACCTGTCGGATTAGCTGTTCTTTCTAAAACACTTACGTTAACTGCTAACTCACCACCTATAAGTGGATCTGCTGTTGTTTTTTGAAACACAGAAGAGTTTCTTGTGTGTGCTTCTGTCGTGTCAATGGATATTTTTTTAGCCTCTAAAGTAATTTTCTCTTCCGCATCATCTATAACTACTTTAGTTCCATTCGAAGAGTCGTCATAATCGCCAATTTTTGTTAGCGCATCCCCCCCTACTCTAGTGCCTGACTCTGTGAAAGTTTCGTGTAATATTTTTGGACTTAATTTTATATTTGTACCTGACATAATTATCTAATATAAGTTATAATTACTCTTTGCTCTCCGCTCGTTGGAACGGTATAGGCTATACTTCCAACCGTGTCTAATTTTGTACTAGAACAGTAAGAAGCTATAAAAGTGTCTGGAACCGCTATCCCTTTTAATGTGCCGCCATCGCCTAAAAATAAAATAGAAACAGATTGAGCCCCAGTATCTGTAACGCCATCAACGGTGCTTTCCACGGCATCGATCACCTCTTCTTCGCCAACACCACCACCACCTCCAGTGCCTTCGCCTGAATTATAGATTATAGCATTTAGTAGCGATACCGTTTCGTTTGCATCGGCTCCAATTACACCGTCAATTTCAATTTCTGAAAATAGGATCGGATTGAATAAGTCACTCATTTCGTGGCTTATCATTTCGGCCCTAACGAAATCTCCTGTGCTTTGCTTTGCTTGGTAAACCCTCGTATAATCAGCAGTTATCACACCCACCGTCATAGTGAATAGATTGCTGTTTTTTGTTTGTATTATTATCGTTGCCATATTTTCTAAATGTTTTTGTTTTTCTTAATCTTGATTGTCCTAGAGTTGTCTTTGTTCCGCAATTTCCACACTCACACTTGCAGTCACAGGTATCGAAGTCTGGGAATGTGTCTTTATTTGCACACAAATAGCGTTCTACGTTTTTCCAGTATTCATTTGCTAAATTGAAATTCTGATCTCTTATTTTTGTAAGAATCTTATCATCTACTGGGACACTATCTTGCACCGATTTATAAACAGTGCCGTAATTGACATCTGTATAATTGCCTAAATACTTGTAAATACCGTATGAATAATAAACCAATATTCTTTTGAGTCCAAAATGCTTGTATTTTTTACCACAATATTCAAAAGACGAACCGCATAATAACTCTTGATAGGCTGGGTCTGTTAGGTTTGCGCTAATTGCGTCCATTAAGCCCCATCCAATCTTATTTGCTAGATGTGTTTCTTGAGCTTCTCGTATGTGCGGACACAATCGATCTATATCACAGGTGTTTGCTACGTCTGCGATGCAGTCAAAATCCGAAATACCTATAAAAAGCTCTTCTAAATTACACATCTTCGGTTATTTCTTTTTCTATTATTAATTTCTCCTCTTCTGTTTTAATTTCTCCAAGAATATCAATAGCGGTTTGCCTATCAAAACCGTATATTTCAACTAGAATCGTTATTGCGCTTTCAAAATCTGTGTTGCCCTTGCTGAATGATTCTTTGATGGCTAAGATTCCTTGAACACCTCCTACACTACCCTTCAAGCCTGCTTGTGCTTTTAGTGTTTCAGCATCTGCTAAAGTTTCAACTGGAGCTTCCCCTGTTTTTGTAGGAATTTCAATAGCCTTTTCTTCTGTTATCAATGGCTCAATCTCCCAATTTTCTTTCGGGAATATCTTTTTTAATGTTTGCGTAATTGCCATTCTTATGTAGCCTACATCTTGACTGTAATTGAGTTTTAATTCGCTTAACTTTTTGCCGCCATCGCCTAACAAACTTGTATCGTTTCCTAAGACCAGAGCCTTTGGAATATTCTCGAAACATTGTAGGATTTTTCCTTCATTCTCTCTGTCAAAATATTGGTATCGTTCCGCCTTTACATTACCGCCTAACTCTTCTACATGAATTTCTTTACTTAAGTCTTCTACGTCTTTGGGAACTTCAATTAACGCTACGTTTGAGCCGTTTGAGCCTAGCATGTCTACAATTGCATCTTCAACTGGGTTTTCATTTTCCTCTGAATCTTCTCTCGCAACTATAATTTGCTTATCGGTGAAGCCATTTTTAATGGTATTATTTCTGTGTATAGAGCTGTGGTATTCGCTATCGGCATCATTATACGCAGGGTCTATAAACGCTAAAGGATATATATTTTCTGGCTCTAAATTCAAATACAATACTTGACCTCTAAATGTGTTTACATTGTCTTCAGCGGATTCATCGAACGTAATTTCTTCCGCTATAAATTGCGCCTTTACTACCTCTTCATTTCTAGTAAAAGGATAGTACCATTTGCTTTTCTTGTTCTTTTGATTAAATGAAAATTTACTGTTCCCCCACTCGGTTGAGTAGTAGATGATTCCGTCATTATCTATGTCATCTTCCTTTTGCTTTCTGCAATTCTTATAAGGCAAAACATCTAAACTATCAGGCTCAAGCATGCCATTAAAATTAACATGAAGGGTTGATCCTTTTTGTCTTGTTAACGAATTGCTAATCATTACAAGAATCTCATATCCTGTAATCCCTTTTTTTTTGTTTAAGATTTTATCATTTAACGCCTTGTCTACAAAACCTTTTCCGATTATAAATGATGCCATCTTGTTGGCGGACATCTTAGCCGTCACAGAGTTATTAATAATTAATTCTATACGTTCAGGATAGTTGTCGTCAATACCATTTGTGTAAACGTTTTTACGCTTATCCCTCGATATTGCTTCAATTTCCCTAGTATGTAATTCTATTGTTTTAGCTCTTGACATCTAGTTATTCTGCTAATTTGTTTGCAATCCAAACCTCGTTATTCTTATATCTGTTAGATACTTCTTTTCCAAATTTTTCTTTGTATTGATTTTTTAATGACTCTAAGTTGTTTTCTGGTACTACAGGTTCAACTACTACTTCTGTTTTAGTTGCTGTTTTAGTAACTGGTAGATCTTTAAAGAAAGACTCTCGCCTTGATTTCTCTGCCTTGCTTATATCTTGATTCAAGTAAAAATGAACTAATTCATCATTCGATTTTTGTGTGATAATAGACCCCGTAAACGGAACCCTTAATCGTGGGTGATTTTTTTTAAGCGTAAAAGTGTTTTCTATTTGTCTTGTTTTTTTGGTACTCATCATTTTTCTTTTTTTGTTTTTAATTTCAAATTTATTTCTCCATTTTGATAGCTTACTTTTTGCAGAGCATCCAGCGCATGAAGGTTCGTGTCCTTCGATTTGCAAATGCAGGCTTATGTACTCTTTCTTTAATTGAGGATTTTTTAAAATAGAACGAGCGTCTAACAATAAAAATTTGCTTAAACGCTCGCTCACTTCCCGGTCTAAGTCCATATTAAGGATTTTTCAACTCTTCTATTTTAGTTAAGGTTGTAGCGTAATCAGTTTCTTCGTACTTGTAGGGTACATAAGGCTCAAAGTCTGGCTCTCTTGAAGATAGAGGTAGTAAAACGATTCCATTATTTTCGTTTGAGTTATAAGTCAGTTCTCCCGCTTTTAATCCTCGATCAAAACCATATATTTGAAAAGCACATTCATTGTTAGTCCCTTTTGATTTCTGCTCCACAATAGCGACTACTTCCGCGCCATTCACAAATTCGTTAAGCGTATTCAAAGACTCCTCACATTGGTTGTATATTGCAATGTTTACCGTGTGCGCTACCGTGTCTATGAATTCCCCATCTTGTTTTGTATATGAGGCGCTTAAGATCCTTTTGGATTGAATGCCGCTAAAACTATACGCTACTGCGCCATTTATCAAATCGAAAGACGAAATATTATGCTCTCCTGATGATGGATCTCTATTGACAGTCGTACTTGATAAGTCAATATCCGATCGGTTGATTAGAACTATTTCAACTTGCTCAATCCCTCCTGTGTCTTTTTGGGTACAATCGTATGATGCACCCGTATTTATATTTCCACAAATTCCCATATTTTTGTCTTTTTTAAATTGCTAAAGCAAATTCGTTATCTAAAAGAATATTTGCTCCGATTTCATATTCTGAATCAATGTTAATTCGTCGTTCAAAAGGGTTGTAAAGAATGTCTACATTCTCTAATTTACCGTCTTGACATACCCCTACTGGAATGTTATCTTTATAGGTCAGAACCGCTCTGTGTGGATTTGTCCACCTTGTACCATCGTTTAGTTCTGCAAAAATTGGCGTTGGATCAGATTTTGATTTTGTGCCTCTTATGATTGAATCCCATTCGTTAACAACTCTAATAGGTAATCCGAATATTTTTAGACTATCTAATGCATAATTGTTAGTGGTCGTGTCACGTTCGCAACAATCTACTTGATTATTGGTTCTTAAATATTGTAAATAGTTAAGTGCTAATTTCTTAGTTGTGTCTATATAAATATCTGATCTACCTGACAACTCAAAACTTTCCATCGCTAGATTGTAGAGCCCATTAAATACTTCAAAACCACGCTGTGGGTCTAAAGCGTTCTGTGCTGCATAAGTAAGAGCTGCATTTTCTGGAATTTCAATACGCTGCTCAACATTGGAAGGTGGTGCGATTGCTTCCATACGGACGAATAAACCATCGGCACCGTAAAGCTTGCTGGTGGTTGGTAAAGAACTTTCTGCGAACCAAACTTTTGTCCAATGGGACTCAATTAATGCAGTTCCGATCCAGTCGACTAAAAACTTAATGAAATTTCCACCTACATTGTCTGCATCTCCACAATCGTTTGCATCCCACCAGTTGTTAAAGTCACATTCTAAATCTTTACGACATAAACTCACACGACAGTTGTATTCTTTCGTTTCCCATGCTTTTACGGAAAACGTAGTGGTTACATCACATTCGTTAAAGTCACAATTAGAGGTTAAGTCCTCCTTGTGCTGCATATAATCATAATTACTGCCTCGATCTGCAAATGGAATTTTGCTTCCGCATTTAATCCCTACCTGAATATTGTGCATCTCTCGAATACTGCGAGCGGATATGTATTTTTCGTAGATTAGTTTAGAAAATTCTAAGGATAATGCTGAATTTTGCGAGTCTATCTCGTCAAAAATTGGTTGTAAATCTATATTAACTGCCATTTTACTTTGTTTTTTTGTTGTTTAATTCTCTTGCTGAATCCAAGAGCGATGTTTTTTTGTTTTTGTTTACAGGTTTTTGATTTGCGATTTTTGTATCAACAACAACTTCACTACTAAACCCTTTTAATTTATTTGTCAAACCATCATGTTTGGTTTGTAAATTTGTTAATTCAGTTTGTTTAGCTTCGAGTTCTGTTTTGTCTACTTTATTACTCAACTCCTCTGTTAGCCTTGCATTTTCTTCTGTTAATGCGTTTATTTTTGCTTCTAAATCTTCTTCTTCTTCGGCTTCAACGATGCTTTCTAAAACACCTCCTGTTTCTGAGAAAACATAGGTTACTCCATTTGCGCCTACAATTTCTCCAGTTGCATCGTCACCGTTTAATGTTGCTAAATCCCCCACCTGAGGCTCTCCCTCTTCTCTTTCATAAAAATCTAAATCTTCTTGAGCGGCCGTTTTGACTATAATATTTGCAGGGGCTTCACTTTTACCGAATCCGATAGACTTTAAAAATTTGGCAATTGTGCCTTTTTCTTCTTTTGAATACTTTAATTCACTCATTTTTTTGTTTTTTAATTTTTCGTTTTTACTGTTATCAATTGGCTTGTTCCCAAAAGTGGCTACTGCTTTAAATTCTATTATTTCAGAAACGAACCCTTTTTCTTTTAAAAAATTAACATCAAGCATTTCGTCGTTTTTCATCAGCTCTAATGCCTCCTCTTTTGTTAGGTCTGTTTCATTTTCATAAATTGTAGATAACTTGCTTTCAATATCTCTTAACTCTTTAGCGGTTTTTTCTAAATTTTCAGCATTTCCGAAGTCCATACCACTTGGTAAGTGGATTAAAAAACTATCAAGGTTATTTATTTTTCGAGTTTCTTTATTTCCTGCCAAATAAATAATTGATGCTATGGACGCAACTAGTCCGCTTGAAATAGTATTTATTTCTTGCGGTAATAGTTTGAAGTAATTGTAGATTGCTAGACCATCATATACAGAGCCACCTCCAGAATGTATGTTTACATTTAAAGGCTTCGTTTGGTCGGTCGCTTTTACTTGCTCAATTACGTTTTCAAGTGTAATTTCAAAACCTACTTCTCCGATTAGATAGATGTCATTTTGCATATT